CTACGAACGCCGATGTAGTGTACTCGTGGTTCGAGCTGGTCGGCTGGCCTGAGGCCACACCTGAACGACCCGACGCTCTAGCAGTCATGCACAACGGTCAGTTGGTTCACCCGTTAGGGGTCCCGTTCGGACCCGAGCAAGCACGGCACATGCGTCGGCATGCATTCATCCCGATTACAGCGGTCGTGCGGCGGGCGGCTCTAGAGCGCTCCGGCGGCTTTCCAACTCCCGGGTCAAAGGAGTGGCCACGGGAGGATTGCGAGGACTGGGGCGGCTGGCTCCGTCTGCTGGACATCGGAGCCAAGTTCGTCCACGTGCCGGAGCGGACGTGGCGTTGCCATTATTCGGTTGGGAATTCGCCACTCGACAGCACTGCAGGTAAGCCGTGGAAGCAAAGCACCAAGGAGGTGCCTGCGTGAGTGCATACATGAAAGGTGTCGTCGCCGTGGTCGGCGCAGTTGTGATGGCTATCGCCGCCGCATGGACCGACGACAAGATCACCAACCCCGAGTGGGTTCAGGTGGCGATTGCAGGCTTCACAGCGTTCCAGGTGTACATCACTGCCAACCTGGGGCTGCCCCTGTGGAGCTACAGCAAATCGATCACAGCAGCCGCTCTCGGTGGTTTGGGGCTGCTGGCCGGGTATCTGGCCAATGGTCAGAAGATGGCAGGGTCGCTGTGGTTGAACGTGGCTATCGCAGCGTTTGTCGCTGCGGGGGTTTGGCTGGCGCCCAACGAACCGGCACCTGCGCCTGTTCCTAGGCCCGTCAGGTAAAACTGAAGGGGCGGGGTTATCCCCGCCCCTTCGCTCGTTCGATGCAGATCACCCAGGGAATGGTGCCGATAGGGAGGGTCTCGAGTCGGGTGACCTTCCAGGTGTTACCTGCTTGGTCGACGTAGGTCTCCCCGATCGACCAATTGCGGTCGGTGATCATCCTTCAGAACTCGACAACGACGATGGGTGCCGGAGCGGTGTTGACCCGGTTCCGGAGGTCTTCGATGGTGGGGCGGCGACCCGGCTGGTGCAGCTCGACCCGACCGACTTCGAAGTTGCGGGCGTCGACAGCGAAGGTGGCGTCTGCGGGGATGAAGGCCAGGCGGCCACGGCGACCGTCGGTGTGGGTGTACTCGGCCGTCTCTGCGTTGTAAGTCCAACCGTCGGCGGTCAGGGTCTCGTTGGCGATCTTTCGGGCGGTCTCGGTGTTCCTCATATATTAAATTTTAACACATCCTTGCCTTTTTGTCAAGTGCTTGACGATCGAGGCGGCGCTGTGCTATACTACTGCCAGGCTTTTCCATAGGTAGGCTTACGGAGTAGCGACTCCGGGCGTGCAGCTCAAGGCTCATGCGCTAAGCGGAGCGGTGTGAACCCTCCAGTCGTGGTTTTAGTTCTCACACCCCGACGGAGGTCACTACCGCATGAAGGGCCTGACGAGTCGGTCGTGGATCTTCTATTTCGAAGAGCACCAGGCCGAAGAGGAAGCCGAAGACAGCGTTGAGATCCCTCAGGATCTCACCGAGACGCCCGATCCTGAGCTGGAGTCGATGGAGGGTGAGCTTCTCGCCACCTTCGATGCTATCCGCACGGGCACCCAGCAGCTCAACGCTGACAACATCGCTGAGCTTGAGACCATCAAGCTCGCTGTGCAGCGTGTGCGTGCTGAGGTCAAGCGGCGTGCAGCCGAACGCCAGGAGCTGGACGCACGTGCCGAGGCTCTCGCCGCCGAATTGGCGGGCGAGACCGAGGAAGAGACCGAGGAAGCTGCTGCGATCGAAACGGCCGCTGCCGAGACGGTCACCGCTGGTACTGAGACCGAAGAGGTCGTCACCCCCGATGCGGTGATCACTCCGACGACCCCCGCACCTGCGGTCACGGCGTCGGCTCCCACCGCTCCCCTGGTCATCCGGCGACCTCGGCTGAACGTCCCGCTCTCCGAGGTGCGTAGGCGTGCCCCGGATCCCGAGCTTGGTGCACGATCCAGCGCCATGGTCCTGGTCGCACCGGACGTGCCGAGCTTCTCGGCTGGCCGTACGCTTGACGACCTCGATAAGCTTACCGAGGCCGTCCATCGCCGGGCCAAGGCGCTAGGCAACCCGAGCGGTCCGGCGACCGTCGCCACCATCCGCAAGGAATTCGACATCGTCCTTGATCGGGAGGCAGCTCCCGAGAAGATCTGGGACATCATGCGACGGGCAGCCGATCCGGCGAACCTCGTCGCTGCGGGCGGGTGGTGTGCCCCATCGTCCATCATCTACGATTTCTTCAACATCGTCTGCGATGATGGTATCCTGGATGTCCCCACGGTCGGCATCGAGCGTGGTGGTATTCGGTTCCCGGTGTCGCCTTCAATCGCTGATGCGCTTGATGACATCTGGCTCTGGACCGAGACCGACGACATCTCGGCTGCGACTGGTGCTGGCACCAAACCCTGCGTTCGAGTCCCCTGTCCGACCTTCTCGGAGGAGCGGCTCGACTGCCACGGTCTGTGCATCACTGCGGGCAACCTGACCGAGTCGGCCTATCCTGAGGTCATCCGCAACTACTTGAAGCTCGTGATGGCGGCGCATCGGCACGTCATCAACCAGCGGATCATCGCCGACATCGTGTCGCAGTCCACTGCGGTTTCGATCGGCGCTACCGGCAACCCGATCACCACGAGCTTGCTGGGTGCCATCGACCTGCAGGTTGCGGACTACCGTGAACGGTATCGCATGTGCGACAACGACGTGCTCGAAGTGGTTCTGCCCCGTTGGGCACGGAACGCCATCCGCTCGGATCTCGCTCGACGCAGTGGCGTCGAGAACTTCCTGGCGGTCTCCGATGCGCAGATCGGCAACTACTTCGACGTTCGGGACGTGCGAGTCCAGTTCGTCACCGACTGGCAGGTCGGCGCTTCGGGAACTCCGGGCTTCACGACTCCGGCGACTGCCTGGCCGGCGACCGTCAGCTTCCTGATCATGGCTGCCGGTACCTTCGTGGTCGGCAACGGTCTCGATCTGGAACTCGGTGTGGTCCGAGACAGCACCCTCAACGCCAAGAACGACCACACGGCCGCTTGGACGGAGGAATGCAAGCTCGTCGCCAAGATCGGTCACGACTCCCGCAACGTCACGGTTCCGTTCTGCGTGAATGGCCGGACGGGTGCTGCCGACCAGACCAGCTGCACGTTGGCCTGATAGCACTCGAACCTAACGGAAAGGAGGTGTACGGACAGTGGTTCTGACAGCAGCGAGAAAGCTTGTTGCGTCGCCTGTCCGTACACTCCTGCCATACGGCTTGATGTCGGTCGCTCAGCCGATCGAGGATTCTGATAGTCATTGGCAGCTTGGTGTACGGTTCGAGCCGGATACTTGCACTCAGGCCAATATCACCACAATGGACTGTCCGGCACCACCTGCGGACAAAATGCCCACCGAGACGATGGGCCTTCGAGGCAGCAACCCGTTCACCGTTTACTCGATGCCGGTTTGTAGCCCCATCGGGTATATCGGGGAGGCGGAGCGTCGAGCAATCGCAGCCCTGACCTCCGGCGAGGCTCGGACGGTCGAAGGCGAGTTCTGGACCGGTGCGGCTGGCACAACTCCCCATCTGGCAGCCAGCACCCCCATTACCGGCTCTGATGGCACCATCGAGCAGACCGCAGCAACAGTGCTGGTCTCAGGTGCTGTGGACGTCGTCGAAGGCGTGGCGTTGCTCGAGGAAGCTCTGTCGTCTTGCTACGGCAACGAGGGTGTCCTGCATGTTCCTCGCAGTGTGCTTACGCACATGACGGCGTGGAACTTGGTCACTAAGGACGGCGCCAAGCTCCGGAGTCCGTCGGGTCATCTGATTGCGGCTGGTGCCGGTTACCCGGGATCCAGTCCCGTTGCACCAACCGGAAGCCCTGGTGTGGGTCTGCGCTGGATTTACGGGACTGGTGCCGTGACCATCCGAAGGTCAGGGATCGAAGTCCCAGCGGCTCGACCGGCTGACGTCTTGAGCCGTAGTAAGAACGATGTGATTCTGGTCGCTGAACGTACTTACGTCATCGGCTGGGATTGCTGCCATTTCGCAATACCGATCAGTATCACGGGCGTTACAACGGGTACGCTCGGAACTTAGGAGGGAACATGGCACAACCTACTTTGTGCGCTGCCCCGATCCGTGGTACCCGCATGCGGATCATTCGGCTCGACTCGTGTGGTCTGCCGGTCACGGGTGCTGGTGGTCTGGTGGTCACCGACGGCTTCGTGCAGGTCGAGGTCTCGCAGGAGTACGAGGATGGTACCGACTACTCGCTGCGCAACGCCCAAGGCGCCTTCTGCGTGAACGAGGTTGGTCCCGACCAGTTCCGCCGGTCGAACCTCACCATTCAGTTCTGTGCCATCGATCCGGATGTCGTAAACTTGATCACGGGTGCGCTGGTCATTACGACCGGTGCGCCAGTGACTGGTACCGGTTTCTGGGTTCTCGAGGGCAGCGTGGAGCAGCGGTTCAGCCTGGAGGTTTGGCAGGCGGTAGCAGGGACGGCCTGCGTCGGTGCCAACCCTCTGCGGGCCTACTGGGCTTGGCCCAACCTCTTTGCGGGGAGGTTCAATGACTTCACCATCGAGGACGGCACGCTCGAGTGGCAGCTGTCTGCTAAGACCGCTGCAGCCAATACCGGCTGGGGAACAGGTCCAGGGGCATCGCCTGACTGGATCTCGTCGGTGCCACCACTAGCGCACTACGGGTTCAACCTGGCACCTCTGCCGTTGCCGGCACTCACGGGCTGCGGTGCTGCGGCCTTGGCCTGATGTATTCGGATCTGTGTCAGCCATGGCCTTACATCTGGTGCGGTGATCTCGCAGGGGTGAACCCTGCGGTCACCGGATCAGCGGTCATGGCTGCTTCAGAGATCCTATGGTCAGCAACAGGTCGACGGTTCGGTAACTGCGCTGTCAAGATTCGGCCCTGCCGTAAGGACTGCAACACCCAATGGCCCCAGGATACCATCTGGTCGGACGGCGTCCTGACCCGAGGCGGCTATTGGGGTTGGCCGTACCCTTCCCTCGTAAACGGGATCTGGCTTAACCTCGCCTGCGGCCAATGCGGAGGCAACTGCTCGTGCTCAGCAGTATCTGAAGTATTGCTGTCTGAGACGATCAACGAAATCACCTCAGTAACGGTCGACGGAGTTGCTCTGCTTCCCAACGTGGACTACTTGGTTTACGATGGTCAGCGCCTGGTCCGGATGGGTGGCCACGAATGGCCCCTGTGTCAGGATTTCACGGTAACGGGCGGTCCCGGTTCGTGGATCATCGAGACTTCCATCGGTGCGCCAGTGCCCGAATCCGGCAAGATGGGCGTCGGAGCGCTGGCTCTCGAGATTGCTAAGGCCTGCAGCGGGATGGAATGTGGGCTTTCCTTCGAGGTGCAGAAGGTGGTCCGTCAAGGCGTGACCATGGAGCGGATCCGGGCTGAGGATGTTCTAGTGGATAACCTGACCGGGGTTTTCTTGGCCGATCTCTTCATCAGGCAGATGAACCCACGGGCCATCCAGGACCGGGCACGAGCTTATTCGCCCGATCACATGCCGGCAAGGCTTCAGGGGTGAAGCATGGACTTCACCAAGATCTACCGGGTCGGGGGCTTGCTACTCGACTGCGCCTGTGCTAAACTCCAGTTGACGGAAGCTGGGTGCCCAGCTCGTCGATGTTTGGTGCCAGGCATTGAGCCTGAAGCCGCTAACTGCTGCGAGGGAGAGGGTCAGCTCACGGTCAATGTCGCACGATCCTACCCATCCCGTAAGTTCCCTGTTCCGGATCTCGGCGTGCCTGTTAACTGCGACGTGCCATGGGACGTGGTCACTTTCAACGTGGTAGTGTTCCGCTGCATGCCGACGGGCGATAGACACCATCCTCCCACCTGTGATCAGCTTGACGATACTGCTTTCACAGTAATGTCGGATATGGCCGCAGTCCGGGCGGGGGTGGCGTGTTGTCTTCGGGATATCGATACGGTTTCTCCAATCCTGGGCGATGGCTATACTTGGGGTCTCGGTGATCACGCATCGGTTGGCCCCGAAGGCGGATGTGTGGGAACCAATCTCACGGTCTTGGTTGGGATCCCGACCTGTTGGGAGTGCGAATGACTGTGAAAGTGCACACTAGCGCTCTCGAGCGGTTCCTGCGTCCGCCAGGAGGAACAGTGAGTCCTCTTGGTGCTCGGTTGATGGTTACAGGCATCAACGTGCAGACTCGAGCTAAACGGCAGTGTCCAGTCGATACTGGCAGGCTGCGTGCGTCCATCCAGACGTCGTCCCCCTTCCGGCGGGGTAGGCGACTGGTGGTGACGATCGGCAGTAATGTCAAATACGCAGGATTCGTCGAGCGAGGCACCCGGTTCATGAGGGCGAGGCCATACCTACGGCCTGCCCTAGAACAGGAGATGCAATAGTGCGTGACTTTAGTAAGCCGGTAATCAAGGAACCGACGCTAATCGAGTTCACCCTCGATGGCGACGTGTTCCATGCGTATCCCAATGTCGGCGCTGGTCTGATCGATGACCTGATGGACCTGACCGAGTTCGGTGATCTGCTCGACAAGGATCCGGATACGGCGACTGCTGAGGATCTCACCAAGCTGGCCAAGGCCCAGCATACCTATAACGTCCGGCTAGCTAACTTCCTCGATCTGGTGTTGTCGCCTGAATCGGCTGAGCTGTACGCAAGCCGTTTGCGCCTGGCAGGACCCAAATCGATCGAACGTTGGCAGTCGCAGGGGGTTATTCGGTTCCTGATCGAGGAATACAGTAAGCCCCACCCTACGGGACCGCCATCGTCCTCCACCAATGGGCGAGGCGGTTCCAAGCGGAGTTCGACGGCTACTGCGTCGACCGGGGAATAGACCCGGAGGTTCTGCCCTATAGCCGCTTCCTCAATCTCATCTATTTCTTGAAGGTCCAGCATCTCGACAAAGAGGAACGGGAGAAGTTCGACCAAATGCTTGCGGATGCGAGCCGATCGGCTGAACCTAAGACTCTCGATAAGTCGGGTAAACGCATGCCTTCGTGGTGGCCGAGTGAGGAAGCGATCACCAGGGATAACCTCGAAGCGGCTCGTGCGATGGGTTACGCCATAGGACAGGTCGGCTGATGTCGCTGTCGTCGCCAGCTGGCGGACCCATCGCCACCGCTTTCGTGGAGGTCGAGCTAGACACCTCCAAAGCCGATAAACAAGTTGGTTCATTCCTTTCTACCCTCGAGGGCAAGACGGCTAAAGCGGCTGAGGCCAGTGGCGAGGAGATCCAGGCTGCTTTCGAGGAAGCGGCTCGAGACGCCCGAGAGGCATTGCAGAACATCGGTAAGGCGGGCTTGTTCAAGCCGCTGGAAACTCAGGCCGAATCTGCTGGAGAGGACATCCAAGATTCATTCAACGAGGCTCAGCGCCAGGTCGACTCGATCCTTCGGGATATCGGCGGACCGGAGCTGTTTGCGCTCGTCGAGTCCGAGGCGGAATCCACGGGCGAGGACATCCAAAACTCGTTCCAGGAGGCCCAGCGTCAATCCGATGC